TAGCAGCATCTAACCTAGCTTCAGCAAGTACCTTATCCAGGGCCAGAATTTTATTGTCATGTTCATCTTGAGTAATGACATCATTCTGCAAATCGAGTTCAATCTGATCACGCTGAGCATTGTCATATAATACGATTGCATTCAACCTGGCATCCTGCAATGCCTTCATTGACTCCAGACTCAATTTTTCGGCATCGTCCTGACGTTTTAGTTTTATATCTTCAATTTGATTCTGATAATCAAGATACTCCTTATCTGATTTTTTGTACACATCCCGTTTTTTACCCAAGGCTTTTTCATTCAGATTGACCATCTTTTTTGCATAAACTTCCTCACTGTCAAGATTGGTTTCATGACGTTTTTTTAGCTTAATTTGTTCTTCAGCCAACCATTTATCAATTGCATCCAATTCTTTTTGTTGTTGGGCTTTTATTTCTTTATCAGTTGGATCAGTTGGAGTTCCCTTGGGAACATTTGTCGGTTTAGGTTTTTTACTCAATTCATTAAACTTCAAATTGGCATATTTAAAAGCTGCATTCGCCTGTACAATTTGATTATTATAAAATTCGGACTGCTCAGAGTTACCATCCGCAATTGCATTTCTCCTTTTCTCTGAAATATCTTTCATTGTTGATTTCCAGATGCGCATCTGACTTTCATAATAGGCAGGTGTATTCATTTCATCCGACTGAGAATTATTATCAACAACTTTTGTTTTCAATTCGGTGGCTTTCGCTTTATAGTTTTTAATGTCGGCGTTCAATTTTGCATCTTCCGCTTCCAATTTCTTTATTTCTTTGTCGTGATCATTGGTACCATCGGCGCGTAACTCTTTTAATTTTTCTTGAATTTCGAGTTGTCTTGTCATTGCTTTTACAGCAGCATTCTCAAACGACTGACTTTTTGCACTCAACGCAACATTCTGCAGGCGTAAATCATATTGTTCGTTTACGTCTGCCAATGCTGCTTTTAGCAGTTCATTCGATACTTTTTCTTTGTCAATAAAAGAAATAAAGCCAGGGAACTTCTTGTTTAATTCGTCAATCAGCCGGCTACGGGTAGCCTCATTATTATTTGTATTGGTAATTGCCACTACAAGTCCCTCCAGTTCGGATTTATTTTGCAATAAGGCTTTTGAATTTTGTTCCAGAAGTTGTGTCTGATCATCCATTATCTCCTTATAAATTTGAGTAGCTTTTTTATTTTCTTCGTTGGCTTCCCTCCATTTATACAAGGCAATGACAATGGCTGCAATGGCTACACCAACGGCAATGAATGGATTAAGTCCTAAGGTTGCAAAGAATTCCTTTGTAGCTAAATTAGCTACTCGGGTTGCACCGGTAAGGTAACCGGTTACAGCTACCTGAGCCAGAGTTGCAGCTGTAGTAGCTGCTGTCCAGGCTACTTTTAATTTTTCAAGTACCATTTGTGCCTGAGTAGCTATCCATGCTCTGTTAACCGCAATGGCATAAATGGTCATGGTTGTTGCCAATGTCAATAATAACCCTCTATTTTCTTTCAACCACATAGGAAGCTGAGATAAAGCTTTGATCATGTATACAGCTGCATTGGTCGAATGCAGAAATGCTGGAGAAAGTGATTTTCCTAATGTTTCGCTTGCATCTAAAAACGCCTTTTTGGATTTATCCACTTTGGCTTGCATGGTATTGTTTTGAATTTCAAATTCTTTGACAACAGATGTTCCGGCATTGAACGATTTTAGTGCAAGTGATTGCTCCGTGCCTAAGCTTTTATATTTACTGGCCAAAATAGTGATTACACTGGCAGCCCTGGCACCGTCAGCACCAAGGTCTGAAAACAAAGGAGCTAAATCAATTAATCCACCTTTTTTATTCAACTGCTCAAAAACCATCAGTAAAGCTGCATTCATATCTTCGCCTACTGCTTTCTTAAGTTTTGAAGCCGGGATACCGATCGCTTTGGCAATACTTTCTGATTTAGTGGCCAACGTACCGATAAACTTATTCATGGCTGTAGCACTCATTTCTACCTGTTGAGCGTTCTGATCCAAAACAGAACCGAAACCAATAATTTGAGGAATAGTCATTCCGGCAGCAACACCCATACCCGAAAGTCGGTTAGTAAATTCAAGCAAATAAGCTTCAGAGGCTGTACTTTTTTGGCCAACCTCATTTATTGCGGACCCGACGGCTAACATAGATTTTTCCATACCCATTTTCTCCTGGACTCCGAACATATAGGTTAGCTTTCCGATATTCTTCACAGCATCCGCGCCCAGGTCATCACCCAACGATACCTGGATAATATCAGCAGCTTTGGCGAATTGCAATAAATTATCCTTACCCTCTACTCCTAACTTACCGGCTTCACCCATTAACCGGTTAAGTTCGTCACGGGCGGTGCGGGTATCCATTTTTTTCAGTTCATCATTTAGCCCGGCAACACCGGCGGCACTTTCGCCTGTATATTTTTGAACCTGACCATATACATCACTCATTCGAGCGGCTTCCATGGCTGCCGATTTCAATCCTAAAACTACACCCAGGAGAGCAGCTGCTCCAGCTGCAAACATTTGCCATGATTTGTTGGTAAAGTTGGCTAGCTTTGTAAATGCACTTTCTGTAACTTTGGACTCGTTACTGATAGCCGACATTTCAGTTTTTACCGATCTTAATTGCGCCTGCAGTTCCTTCCACTCTTTCGAGTTCCGTGCAATGGAAGGACTACTCAACTGTTTGTCAATTTCTTTTTTGGCTTTTACTAAATCAGGCATAGAAGCACCCGACAAGTTATCCAATACCTTTTTCACGTCAAAAGCTTCTTTTGCCATTTGCTTCATCTGCTTGTTGGTTGCAGTCAGTTCCTTGGTGAGTTTTTCGAAAGCCTTACCGTCACCGGCTTCGTTGGCTTCCACTAACCGCATTCTAAGGTTTTGTGCCTTTTGGGCAAGTGCGGTAAGTTCCTGTTTTGCCTGTTCCCCATTGAGATGTACGGTACTGTTTGCTGTTTCGTTTTGCATAAGGTTGATAATTAATTATGCAAATGAAATGATTCGGTAGGATGAGAAAAAAGACAAAAAAAAAAACCGTCCTAATCTCACGATCCGGAACGGTTTATCAACTTAACTTTAAAATCTAATACTATGAAAAACAAAAAAAGAACAAACTATTTTTTCAATCTAAACAAGTTCAATATCCATACAAACAATTTAGCATGCCAATCGAACTTTACTATAAACCATACCAATACAGGAATCAAAATCCCGATAAGTATCCAAAACCACCAATAACTTACCGGAACTTCTTTACTTTCCGTGTTACTTTTCAGATTTGCATTCACTTTTTGTAAACTATCAATGCGCTGCTGAAGTTCTAGTTTATAATCAATTTCAACATCAGTATTTTGCGCCTTCTTTATCTGTGAAGTTTCACCCTGATTTGTTTCCTTTGAATTGTCCGTTTTATTCGTGATAGTCAAATCACTTGCAATGGGAGGTGTTCCCGTTTTCGGGTTGATTGGTTTAGAAGTATCGTATGTACGAAGCCTGGCTTCATACTGAGCTGTCAGTTTTTCAATTTGTGCCAAATACTTCTGAGCACTGGAGTCAACCACAGCGGTCGATTTATCTACCGTTTTGCCCGATTCTTTTACTTCAGTATTTTTTGACACTTCAGTTTTCGTATCGATATTGGATTTTAAATCCGATGTTGTTATTTTTTTTGTTCCGGAACATCCGGCCAGAATAATAAGAGCGAGGAATAATATGATTTTTTTCATAATCTTTTATATGTTGAGTAAGCGTTTTTCATTGAAATATCGTATGGTTCACGGCAATACTTAGCCGCTAAGGCTCTAAATCCGGAACCGTTGTAAATGCTTGCAACACCATCCCAATCGTGCGCCTTGAGTGCTGATTGCAGTTTTATATCGGTACTGATAAACTTACATATCTGCCAAATCTGACGATCCAGACTCAATTTTGCATCATCCCACATCGCGTGAACTGAATCATATCCCAGGCTTTTCCAGTGAAATCCCATAATTTGACCTAATCCAATGGAAGTACATTCGAGTGCTGCCTCTTTATTCAACCTGAAGGCATCATTGAAAGCAATCCATTCTTTGGATTGTACATCAACTTTATTGACGGACCATAATCCGGAAGGTGCATAATGGGTAACTTTTCGATACCAAGCCGGTTCAAATTGGATCAGTATTTTTCCTGTATCTTTAGCAAAACCACAACCACCGGTTTCGACTTCTATAAATGACATTATCGCAGCTGCTTCAATCTTGAATGGCATGGCTTCCATTCTTACCATGGTTATTAATTCTTTCATTTCGCTTCCTCCTTAGTTTCTAATCCGGATAAATCAATATCAAAGTGCCGTTCAGCCTTATCGATCATGACCTTTTGCAACACTTTTGCCCATTTAGAGTCGCTGCATGAACTTTCATTCTCCAACATTGACCACAATTCTTTGAAGCATACCAGGAACGCTACATAATTAGCCAGGTAAATATCCTTATACATCACTAAAATATACTTTTCGACTAGAAATGCCAGGCAAATTAATGCCAGGGCAATTAGTGACGTGATAAGGACCTTTCCAAACTTCGAGGATTGGAATTTTCCACTTGCTTTTCCTGTTTTCTTTTTGACTCTACGAGCCAGTCGCCATGAAGTAATGCAATCACCGGTAATGAAAGCCATAGAAATTAAAATAAATGGAAGTGTCGGCTCAAGAATAGCAAGAAGACTGGCTAATATGGATAAACTCCATTTAAAAATGTCTGCAAGATGACAGAGAATCCACTTGTATAATAGTAGTAGATAGGACATAATTATAAATTAATTGATTGATTTATTAGTGCAGAAAATAAATATTGGACTTTTAGTTTTTTACGCTACCCCCGTGGTGTTTCCGTCCTTAGCAAGCAATAGCCCAATTGCGGTAGTAACGCTACCTACAAGTGTAAAGGCTTCAACAGATAGTGAGCCTGTAGTTTTTAGGTACGTTGCAACGGCGATGATTAAACCGGCGATAGTTGTTTTCCAGTTTTTTACCAAAAAATTTAAAATTGCTGTTTTCATATTTTTGTTTTTATTAAATTGATAATTAATAGCCCATTCCCGTAATTATTAAACCCATTGTCGATCCGGATACTTTAGATAAAATATTTATATTCAGCACACCTGGAGATAAAACAGAAGCCCTTGCATATATTACGTTATTGCTGTTGTCGTATGCATTCACTGAAAGATTTAATACTGTATACCCTGAAGGTATTGTCATTCTAAAATTTATATCTCCAACCTGAGTAGTCGTTACTGCACCATCAGCATTAAATGATATTACCGATCCAATTTTTTGATAAAAAAAAGCCGGTACGACTGCCGCTGATATTCCAACAAGATTGGATGTTGTTGAGTAAAATGTTCCTGATGAAATACTTGAATCCACACTTCCGTCAGCCTTCAAGAACTGAGATGATGTACCAGTTGGTGTTTTAAATGAGGATGCATATACCCCTCCATTTATAGATAATTTATTATTAGTTATTTCAGTTCCTGTTGAATATCCAATTCCGACATTACCATTATTTTTAATTCTCACCTTTTCATCAAGAGTACCAAAAGCTGTTGATAGAACCATATCTGCTGCATTAACATAATACCCGTTAGGTTGAACCATCTTTATCCCACCAACAACGTAATCCGTATTAGCAAAAGTTATACTATTACCAGGATAATCAATTTCGGCACCTGTGTTAGGATTTGTGGGTCTATCCCCTCCGAGGGTAAGTGCTGAAGATGGATTTTTAGTTCCTATCCCTACCTTTCCAGATAAATAAATATTACCACCATTTCCTCCTATCTGCACAGGTAGGGGATTATTAGTTACGAACTCATAGGCATCTAACTTAATATCAGTTCCATCATTATATAGATATATGGACTTATTTCCGGAGTAAGCACTTACCCTTTCTGTAGCTCTTATAGTTGATGAAAAAGTGGCTGCACCAGCTGAATTAATAGTAAGTGCCTGTGCTCCATTTTTTGACCAAATATGCATATTGCCACTTACATCACAATCAATTTGATTTTGATAAACGCCATTGGCAAATAATGATAAATTCCCGCCTGTGGATTTATCTACCTTAATAACGTCACTCCCAGAAGTCCCATTAATCCAGATACTTCCACTTTGAGCGGACGCTGGATTATTTTGAATTGCATAAGTTCCATAATTACCATCATTCAGTATTGTTTTCCATGATCCAGCTCCACTAATATTAGTACTCCTGAAAACCAAATTACCTCCAATATTAGATCCTATCTGAAGATTATATCTACTGTTTGTATTATCCGCTGCCCAATTTGGTATATTTATGAATCCAAAATCTGACGCATTAGGGGCGTTAGTAATTGATGATCCATTATAAAATCCCGCCTTAAATACTAAATTCATATCAGTATTTGATATAGAATTATACGCTCCGTTATAACTTCCTGATACTATCATTTCAGGAGTAAGCCCTCCTACAGATGCTGAATTACCTGCACTTGTTATATATCCCATCGGGTTAGTTTGATCGTAAGGAGTATATCCCAACGCCCCTATAATATTTCCATAACCGATACTTCCAAGTTTATTATTGAATAAATTCCAATCAGATACCGTTATGTATCCGGAATTAGATGCATTTGCAGCTCCCAGCTTAGTTTTGATACTTGTCAATGTTTCATCACCAGTGTTGCTTCCGGATACGGAGTTAAGTGCAGAAATATTACCATGAATATCCGTTGAATATGTTCCTGAGGCCTGTTTTCCTGCAAGTGCTGATTGAGTAGCCGTTGAAATAGGCTTATTCAAGTCAGTAGTATTATCTACATTTCCCAATCCGATATCGGACTTTGACAACGAAATAACCCCGGTATACCCATTCACCGCATCAACGGCCCCTGATGTGATATAAATGTAGACACTACCAGACCATCTATAGGTCTTATTCGTATCCTTAGCAACATAAATTTTACCGGTTTCTCCAGTTACCGGAAATGATGCCAGGTTGGAAGCCTCAATTACGTCATCCACATAACTTGGAAGCTGTGTGGTGAGTATTATGCCATTGTTATCCAATGTGGCTACCCCGTTAGCAGCTCCAAGTAAAGAAGTAGCCACTCTCGCTGTAGCATCAACCGCATTCACCGTTATATTTTGAGTGCCATCAAACGCCACCCCATTTATTGTCCTTGATGTCTGAAGTTTTGTTGCACTTCCCGAGTTTCCAGTTATGGTCGTCTGATCACCTGTATTACTACCACTGAGTGTTGTAATTCCAAGCTTAGTTTTGAGACTTGTCAATGTCTCATCACCGGTGTTGGTTCCGGATACGGAGTTAAGTGCAGAAATGTTACTGTGAATGTCGGTAGAATACGTCCCAATAGGCTGCTTGGTGTTTATTCTGGCCGATAAATGCGACGTATCAGTTTTTATTGAAGTCACTGCCCGTACAGAGCCATTACCAAGCAATACACTATCTACCGTTGAGCCTGTTCGAATAAATTTAGGTGAGGTGATGTCACCCGTTACAATCACTTTGTTGAACCTCTGTGGCGCTTGTGCCGATGCAATAATCGAAATCAGTGCAAATAGAAATAAGATTGCTTTTTTCATTTTAAATGTTGTATTTAATTATTTGAATTTTAATTGTTCCGCCTGAAACATTTATCTGTAAGAATCCAGGATCGGAAAATTTAATATTTGCCGAATTTGGATATAAATCCTGCCCATTCATGTCTCCAGTATTTATTAAAGGTATACTTGTTGTAGGATCTCCTGATTCGACAAAAATGTTTATATCTTTTATCCACGTATTCCCAGGGATAGGGATATTTATATTTTCCGATGATACATTAAGGTAAAGTATCGATTCTGAATTTAAGGCGCTATCTCCTTTTAACGAAGCAACCCATTCCGCTTCCGTCTTAATCGGCACATCGGTGGTAGTTGCTTTATAGCTTTGATAGGCTGAATTATATTCAGCAGTAGTGTCATCAGATACTTTAGTAATCCAGTAGACTACATAATAAGGCGGGCGGTTTTCGTGAGCCTGTCCACTGCCGGAAGTAGATGTCACCCCAGCAGTTGGAATTGTATCCACCGCTTTGAGGACATAACAGTTATTATCATCCCCATTAATATTCCCTGTAACCCTAACAGCGGCACGAGCATTTGGCCAATCTGCTAATTCAGTATTGTTGATTCCGCTCGTAATTGAGAACATTTTATGATCATGTGCTCCATTTTGTGCTGCAATCAAGGACACCGAATTTGCGCCTCCGGTATTACCACCTTTTCCATAATTTTCAGTTACATCAATGGCACTGGCAGGAAGTGCAGCTTTGCTTGAGTCGTAACCAATCAGGAACCGGCTTCGATAATCCGGAACTACCACACCATTGATTGGTTGGCCGTTGTTTCCGTTGCTCAGCACATAGCCGGCTGGAATTTCAGCAATTGCACCGGACCATACAACGCTCATACCTTTGCGCACGCCTGTAGTTGATTTAGAAACGGCATCCTGAATTAAGGCGGCAGCTGCCGGCGAAATAGTAGTTGAAAAAAAATTGATCATATTTTCCAGCATCACACCAATCCTATTGCTAGAATTTTTATTGATAGAATTCTCATTCTTTATCGTTTCGGCGGCTGCTAATAAATCATTCACTTCCATTGTTCCCTTGTTTTTTCTACAAATAAAATGGAATGAGGAAGCAAAAAAAAAGACACTCAGAAATTGAGTGCCTCCATAATGATCAGTTGGAAATCTTCCCCGTACAGCTCGGCTCTTTTTTCGGTAAGTACTTTTATTGAGTGGTACCATGATTTATTATACCATGGCTTTCGTTTCCTTCCTGATCCGGTACCGGCATCTGCCATGGTGACTCCACGAC